GGACTAATCGATCCTCTTCAGCACGCTCCGCTTCGCTCATGAAAACTTGACGTTTGCTCACTCCGCTTCAGACAACCGATACTCATAAAGGCCGTTTCTAACGTACCGCTTTTGTATCTCGTAACCTCCGAAGCGTGGCTTCCGTAAATGCCGCAGTTGAGCAGAGACGGACGCCTCTGGGTCACCAGTAGTATCAGCAATCGATCTCAAAGTGCGCCAGCGACCGTCTTTGATCACCGTATACACGCGCAGTATTTGACCGCGCAGTCTCTCTTTGTCCCGGTCAGGCTGGTAATCGTCGCCGTTAAAGTGCGCGTCAAAGGTTGGTTCGCTACCCATAGTTCGTCTTCTCAATACAGTTCGTCAGCGGTAAATTCCACAGGTTCTTGAAGCCCATACGGTTTGAGATCATTACGACCACGGGCGTCCATGCCCAAGACCAACGCTTGTTCGTTTCGAGCATGACCGTACTGGATGGCCTCATCGCTTAGCGTGTACACGCCAAAGGGGTAGGGGTGCATCTTTTCCTGGGCAAGAAAGTAAAACTTCTCTGCTGGCAGTCCTACAAACTCGCACGCAGCGAGATAAAACGCAGCTTGCTGGTAGTACTTGAATTGATTGATTGCGAGCCTAAACCCGCGAGGTGAAGCGTCACGGCACGTCTTGAGATCCCACACGTCGGTGCCTGTGTACCAGTCAAGCTTGGCTTTACACGGCTGACCGCACCAATTGAACACCAGCGTCAGCTCGACTCGATGATCGTCCGTAGGAATGTAATCGGACACCACAGCACGGCGCTCCATGCACACGTCGTACATATCCTGCTTGCAGGGTGTGCGGTCGCCCAGGTCTTCAAGCCATTTCGCGTACTCGGCTTTACCAGCCTTGGTGCGTCGGTCAACGGGCGGCTCGATAGCGAACTCGTCAAAGAATTTGTGGTGCTCCAAAAACACGGTGTGCTGTACGCGCCCTTCGAGGAGCGCAGGCGACTCTTTGATCTCGCGCTGGTGCTTCCAGGTGTATGGGCACTTGATCAGCGTGGTGAGGTCGTGGGAGCGCCAAGCGGGTATGCTGGCGTAGGTTGGATAGTCCAGGTCTTCGTAAATCCCTGGTTCAAATTTCATAATTTTTCGGAGCCTCTACGATGTCCACTCCGCGAAAATCTTCACCGAAATGTTTACGCGATTGCTGCAAAGCCAGTTCTCTGGCCTCTTCAATTGTGTCGGCCTCGACGGACATGAATTTAACCGACGTAATCAAGATCTCCAGGTCAAACCTTTTCTTTGGTTTTACTATTTCCATGACTTCTCCGAATTAGACCCGCCTTTAAGTCACGCGGACGGGAACGCGCTGGAGGGCGTGATGAAGACCCTGACTAATCACAAGCCTGCGATACTTCCAGCAAGGAAGCCAAACACAAAGACTGAAATCATCGCCCAGCTTGTGAACCGTGGGACGCTTAGCCAAGCAATCCCTTCATCCCTGTTGATTTTTTCGAGGATCTTGGCCTCGCGACCAGAGTAAGTACCAAATCGCTTTGTTTTTATCTTCGTTAGCATCACCCTTTTTCCCCTGTCTCCAAATGTATTTGAACGCTGCAATCTCAGCGTACTCCTCAACCCGCTTCTTGCCAAACGCACTTACCATGGCATCGATGCACTCCACATCACCTGACGCATAGTGCGCCGGGCTGTTCACCATGTCTGGGTTTTTGCGTGGTCGTCCTCGCTTAGCCATCAGAACGGCACGTCGTCTTCAAAGTCGTCGTCGTCGTCCGCTGCCGGTGCTGGTGCCGCTGCGGTTTGGGGTGCCGCCTTATTCATTGCAGCCTGCAACTCAAAGCATGGCTCAACTTGATCTTTGTTTGGCTCGTCGCACCCTGCAATTCTCCATTTTACGAAAGGCGGCAGATCCTCAAAAATGTCACACGCCTTCTTACTGCGCTCGCTCGACTTGCCGACAAACTCGTCAATGTAATCTTCAAGATCGAAGATGACTTGATCATTTTCAGTCGCGGCCTTTTTGGGTCCGCCGTCCGCACAATAAACGCCTGTTACCTTATCCCTGCCGCCAGCGGTGCGCCCCACGCTTATCTTGCAAGACACACCTACTATCGCAGTCAAATCGAAGCTTTCTAGCTCTGACGGCGTGAACTGATTGTTTCGCCAGGCTTGCAGATCCCTCCGCAGGGCTGCTTGTTCATGCAAACTGAGCCGATACTCTTTGAACACAGACATCGGACGGTCGTCCTCCGTGCGCGTTTTGGGCAGTTCCCACCAAACAAACACTGAATGTTGTTTGTTTTTTTCGCCCTGAAATTCGTTCCAGTTTGTACCTGCGTCTACAAGTTTGTAACAAATTGCATCATGCATACCCTCTGGTACAGGGACATACTCGTAATCGCTGCCACCAGAATCGCTTGCTACTATAGCCATCGCTTTTTTCCTATTGCTCGGTTATAACGGTTTGGAGTATATTGCAAACCTTTGTAAATTCGCAAGCGGGAAAAGTTGATGAGCTTAAAAAATGTGAGAAGCGGTCTGAGCAAAGATATGTCTCGACCGTTGTCGGGCAATCTACGCGAAAGTTTTCTCGATTTCCTGGCTGATCACATGATGGAACCCGACCCGAAAGAGGGGTTGGTCGAGCACGGCAGAGGCAAAGCCTGGAGCGCCTATAACGGTAGAGCGCGTAAGGACAAGGGATGGTATCTGCTGTTCTTGCACCAGGAAAGCCCACTTGGCTTGTGCTTCGACTGGCGAGAAGGTGACGCACCCATAGCGCGCTGGTTTCCAGACGGTCGAGAACAGCTTACCGAGGAAGAACGACAACGTGAGCGTGAGCTGATCGAGCAAGCCCGTGCAGAATACCAAGCAAGGTTGGCAGAGCAGCACCGTGCAAAAGCAAAAGAGTGTCGCAAGATCTGGAAGCACGCCGCAGAGGTCGAAGACCATCCGTACTTACAACGCAAACAAGTGCCCAATCTTGGGCTAAAGTTATCCACAGGCCCAGACTTCGAGGGCTACCTGATCCTGCCCTACAGGGACGAAACCAAGCAGATCGTCACCCTGTCCTACATTCCAGCACAACCCGGCGAACAAAAATGGTGGCACAAAGGCGCGAAGCGCAAGGGCACTTACGCGCTGATTGGCGCAGAACTGCTCAAAGACCCGACTCGCATCAACTATGTCGAGGGCTACGCGACAGGCGCGAGCTGGTTCGAGCATCACAACAAAGAAGAGCCAGTAATAATTACCGGGGACGCCAACGGCATGATCGATGTGTCCAAGCTGTTCGCTGAGTGGTATCCCGACGCAACCCACGTTTTTATTGCGGACAACGACGAAAACGAAACGGGCCAGAAGGCTGCAGAGAAGGGCGCAAACGAAGTCAAGCTGCGCGGTGGCAACGCTGAGGTCATCGTACCCGGTGACACAGGCCAAGATTTCAACGATGTGGTCATCGAGGGTGAGGTCGTCAACAAAGACTTTCGCGAGCAAGCGGTCAGTGTGGACTACACGCGCAACAGCTCAGGGCGCGTCATGCAAACCAAAGAGAATTACGAGGCGGTGCTGCAGAAGAACGAAATCGATGTTGCTTACAATGTGATTAAGAAAGAGATGGAAATCGATATCCCTGAGATGTCGTTCATCAACGATCTGCAGGAAGACGCGGTGCTCGCAGAGATCGAGAATCGCTGCATACTCGACATGGTGCCTCACGACCGCATGAGGACCAATCTCCCCCTGCTTGCACGAGAACACAACCCCGTCAAAGACTGGATCGAGAGCCTCGTTTGGGATGGCACGCCACGCATACAGGCGCTGCTCGATACAGTAGACGCCGAGGACAACGAACTCAAAGAGATGCTGATGCGTAAATGGCTGGCGGGGTGTGCAGCGGTCGCCTGCCTACCTGAAGGTGCGAACCTAGAAGGCGTGCTGATTTTTGTGGGCAAGCAAGCCCTGGGTAAAACCCAGTGGATGAAGTCTCTCGCACCCAACAGAGATTGGCTGCTCGAAGGCGCAACACTCAACCCCAGCGACAAGGACAGCGTGAAGCATTGTGTGAGCCACTGGATTGTAGAACTGGGGGAACTGGGCAGCACGTTCAAAAAGGCCGACATTGACCAGCTCAAAGCGTTCCTGACGAAATCCAAAGACGAACTGCGTTTACCCTACGGTCGTACCTTCTCACGCTACCAACGGCGTACAGCGTTCTACGGCTCAGTTAACGAACGCGAAATACTGGTGGACCCAACCGGCAACAGGCGATTCTGGATCGTGCATGTCAACGACATAAATTTCCAACACGGGATCGATATGCAGCAGCTCTGGGCAGAGGTCTTGCACGGGGTGTATCGAGGCGAACAAACATGGTTCCTCACCAGCGAAGAACGAGAGCGCCTGCAGGTCAGTAACGAGATGTCACGCACTCAAAGCGCGGTCGAAGACCTGCTGTTGCAGCAAGTCAACTTCGACGGGCTGAACACCAAGCCTGTGCAAATGGCAAAACTGCTCGGTGATCTAGGGATACGCGCACCTCGAATGGCGGACTACAAAGAGGCGAGTCGCATACTCCAAGAGCGTGGAATCAAGCCGCGCAAGTCCCACGGTAAGAAAATTTACGACGTGGAGTACTCCCCCGTAGATACCCCCACCTCACCCCCGTACACCAGTGACTTTTGACGGGGGTGTAGCACTGTACCCCCTATACCCCAATGCGAAAACTTGCAAAGCCCTGTCACAGCTACCTCTCCGCGATGGGGGGGGTGGGGTATAGTAAATTTAATCTTTATTATATATATGTTTATAGGAGTAATATGCCCTTGTATTGGGGTTAAAAGGGCTGTATTTCTACTCCCCATAGTATAAGGCCGAAAAAAGGCACCCTACCCCCCCCCATGGAGAAATGTAGATGTTTGAGTATGACCAAAACAAAACAGATCTTTTGAACTTTACACATTGGCGGTATGCGAATGAAAGCGAGCGAGAAGCCTGGGGACAGCGTACACTGGACGACCAGGAAGCTAGAGATCTGTTTCAACAACTGAAGGCAAGTGGATGGCTGAAAAACCAATCACAAAAGCAAAACGTGGGCGACCTCGAAAGAACCGACCTCAACTGACCGAAGTACCGAGCCAGTTCGAGGACAACGAAGAATTTGGCATAACCGAAATGCAGAGCGCCTTCGTATTCTTTTATACCGAAGGCGCGTGTGGGCAGACCGAAGCAGCGAGGAAGGCTGGCTTCAGTTTCCCGGCTGCTGCTGCGAGCAAGATGCTCAACGGCAAAGACTTCCCCAACGTGACGAGAGCGGTGAGGATCGCGCAGGACGAAATGCGGGAGAAGTATGCCATCACGCCAGAGAAGACTGGCTCGATGCTGTGGAAGATCGCGGAGACGAGCTTCGAGAACGGCGCGTACAACGCAGCGGTGAGCGCAATCAAAGAATTGAACCAGCTTGCAGGTTTGACGATCCACCGCAGCCAAAACCTCAACATCAATGCGAACATCGACCAGATGACCAAGGACGACATCAAGGCCAGGCTCAATCAACTGCTGGGCGTGCAAGACTCGCTCGATCCGAAGGATCGGTGACAGGGGGGCCGAGAGAAAGGGGTGAGCTAAACCTCAAAAAGACCCTCTCCCTCTCCGAACCCGCAAAATCGCCAAAAAAGCCAAAATTTGGCAAAAATGACCCAAGTTATTGATTTGTTTGCGGTTTTTTGCAATAAGCTGCAACTGTTTGCACACCATCGAAGGTCGCCCCGTGCTCACGGGAGTAACCGTCCGCCTGCGTGACCTGCGCGTCAGACGCAAACATCGCGTCAGACGCACGCACAGCGCCTCTGACAGCCGCAGCCGCGCGATCAATGGGTCTCTATGGGTCCAGAAAACGGGCCTGAAATCGCGTGTATGGCGGACCCCTGGCACCCCCTGTGTGCGAGCCGCGCGGTCGCGCATTGCTATAGCTGAGTTCAGTACACTCAGCGCCCGAAAAATCTCAACGGAAAGTAGGAACCCCCAGCACCATCGGCAGGAGTGACCGATTGCGGGGCAGCACTGGGGATTCCTGTGCGAGTCGGTGTGGAAGTGATCACCGCTCCCTGGCGTTTCTATCACATTCCGCTACTATCCGCGAATGGCTGACTCTAGGAACAAAGGCGCTGCCTTCGAGCGCGACATTTGCAAACGCCTCAACACGTTTTTTGTGGACGAGGGCATTGATTTGTCCGTTAAGCGCAACCTGGACCAGTATCAGGCCAAAGATTTGTGTGACATCGAGCTGCCTGGCTTCGCGATTGAGTGCAAGGCGTATAAATCTGGCTGGTGGCATCTTGCCGCCTGGTGGGACCAGGTGTGTGAGGCGTGTGGTGATAAGACACCCATACTGGTTTGGAAATTCAACAACAAACCTATCCGCGTAACTCTCCCCCTCCACGCCATAAATCAGCACTTGCCGGTTAATAATTCCTCGGTAGCGGTAATTACATTTGAAACTTGGCTTGATATGCTGCGACGAGACTTTGATTTTATGAGGGCAACTCGTGACATCGCGTGACGTAGACATCTTTGGCTACAGCCTCGGCGGTTCTGTCGGTGAGATGATGAATCCGGTGGAGCGGGAGTTGTAATGGGTTTTTTCAGACGTTTACTGAAGCAGGCTCAGACAGACAAGTTTGGTTTTTACAGTCAAGCAGAAGAAATTGCTCTAAATGCGCCTCAAAAGAAGATGCGCGGCGATGATGCTCGCCGAATGTTCCAGAAAAAGGGCGTCAGTAAAAAAGAGTTACAAGAATTAGATTTAGACGAGCTTTTTCAACAAGATCGAGTCACCCAAGACGAGATCCTGAAGGCTATTGATGAAAACCGGATTGAGTTTACCGCTACTGAGTACAAAGGCTCAGCGCCGAGCAACATCGGTTACGACTCTGAAGTTTTGAGTTTTGAAGAAGCAAATCAACAGTTTTATTTCGAGTCGGACGATGGCAGGAAGCTAACGTATTTTCCGTTTCGCGAAGCGCGTGATGGGCGGTTTGGCGTTTTTGCAGACCGAAATAACCCTGATGAGGTTGTTGGAGTCTTGGATACTGGCCCAGACGCGACAAATTTTGAATTTGTAGGCGAAGTTACCGAAGGAATGCCGGTTTTTCGTGAAGGAAGCACTGATGTTATTGGTCGTGTAAAAAAAGAATTTGATGCTGACGGTGCTGGGATCACCGAGATCATGGAAGACGAGGATTTGGCGCGGGACGCTTTGAACGTAGGCTACAACAGAAACGAAAACATTCTCAGCTACATCATGGATGAGGATAACGAATCTATCCGTGACTTTCTCTTTGAGGGCGCGAGCCTAGATGTCTTGGATAGCACTGACAAAGATATTTTGTACGATGCTGCTTATTTTGACATGGAGCAGCAGTATTTGGATCAGCCGCAAGAGCGAGTCACGGCAACCGTAGACGGCAATCCGACGCCTTACTCTATGGTTGGTAATGAAGAATATGGATACTACTTACCAGGATCAAGCGATCCACGCTTACTTCGAGAGGGACGAAATTTCTTAGATGACGAGGTGCCGGGCCAAGAAGAGGCAACGGTACAGTTAAGCGCGGCTCTGGAGCGATACGAAAACATCTCTGAAGGTGGAAAGGGAAATTTACGCTGGGAAGATCGAACCTTGCCGGGGGGAGACAACCCAGTCGAAACGGTTTTTCAATTGAAATTGCCCGAATTGAAATTCAGCGAAGGCATACATTATCCAGACGATCAAAACCAAATTTTCCATGTGCGAACAAAAGATCGAAAAGATAGAGACGGCAAGTTAATACTGTACGTTGAAGAGTTTCAATCCGATTGGGGTCAAACAGGTCGAAAAGAGGGATTCAAAGACCCCGAAACAGTCGAATATGCTGAGTCAAAGGCCAAAGATGAGTTAGAGGGTCTTTTTGATATTTACGAAGGAATAAAAGCAAAAGACAGTTTCAGACTGCCTAGTTTTATCGATGAAACCGCTCGCGCACTCAGCGAGCCATACAACATAAGAGATGTCAGTCCCGCCGATAGCGTAAAGTTTGGCATCCGTTCCAGGTCGATGGAAAGAATTAAGTCGGCTTTGGACGATTACCGCGACGAGATGAAAACGACAGCAAAACAATTGCGCGGCGACGCAATTGTAGACAGCTTTTCTGTCGATGAAAAAAAAGCGGCGTTGAAAAAAATTTACGAAGATGCTTTCAACGACGGTCAGCGAAGCCAAAATTTTTATTTACCAGAGGCTTTGAAATATCGCTTACTAAAAATTGAACAGAGTGGTGCATCTTTTCCGTCTGATCCTACTTTGGTTAGACAAACCATATCGGACTATGTTGATACAGATGATTTGCCCGGTATAGACAAAAAAATTAAAGAATTCAGCTCTCCAGGTCTCACAAATGCGAGTTTGCAGGCGGTTGCTGATTTTAATAAAGAATCTTTTGGTCGTTTGTTACAACGTTTCGATGCCGACAGCTATGGAAAAGTAAATAGAGACTTGAATCAACAAGCCTCAAAACTGCTTGAAAACACGCTCGAACTAGAGGGTCTTCCAAGAGACGCGATGCGGCGTTTAGAAAAGGCTTACAACAATTTTTCTGTCGATGAGCGAGCAAAAAAAGGCGGAAAGATGGTTAGTCCCTACTCGTCTTTTGTCGAAAGAGCGCCTTTTGTTACCGACACTGAAAGTTGGAACAACTTGGGCATGAAATACATTTTTGATAGAGCATCGAGAGAGGGTTATGACGGCGTAGCGTTTACGCCTGGCCAAGTTCAAAAAAACAGATGGGGCAAAGATGGTCTGATCACAGCCTATGACACGGTTATACCGTCTTCTATAAAAAAAGTTTTTAACCCATCCGAATCTCCAAGGAGTAAACCTAAAGGTAAAACCATTACGGTTGACGATGCTAAAGGGGTGCCGCACGAAAGCCGAGTGTTTTATCTAGACGAACCCACAAAAGACGGTCAAACAATTGGAGAAAAAGCAGCTAAAAGACGCGCCATGTTTACGGTGCCGCCAGCAGGATTAGCGACTCTTCAAATGCTTTCACCAGAACAAGCGCAGGCACAAGAGCGAAAAGCACAAGAGGCTGAGACAATGATGGTCGAACCTGAGCGTGCTGAGGGCCGAGGCATCATGGCTTTAGGTGATGCGCTGCGAGGTGCAGGTGAGGTCGGTTATGAAGCTCTTTCGGATCTTTTAATTGAGCCACTGGCGGGTATGGCTGGAGCAGAGGCTGCATTTGAGATGGGCGGAACGCCTGAAGAGGTTGAGGCAGCGCGAAAAAGGGCGTCTGCGTTGATAGATTTTGAAACGCAAAGTCCTACGGGACAGCGGTATAAAGAGGCGTTGAAATCAGGAATTGGGTCTGTAGGGAGTTACCTCATGGAAGACACTCAGTCGCTTGACCCCGTGCAATTTGGTTTTCAGAAGCTTTTGGTGCCAGCGAGCGAGGCGGTTACAGATGCTGCGCTTGGGATTATGGCCCTCGATCCACGCGATACGCCGGAAATGGAAAAGATACGCCAAGAGGCGGCTAGGCCTGTGGTTGAGGCGATTCAGCCGATTTAAGACCTCGCGTCTTCTTCCACATCCGAATAATATAATCCGCTTCAGGTCCAGCGTCATGCTCTGTATCGAGCACATGACGAAAAAGCTTGGTGGCTTTGGGCGAGTCAACGTCATGCATCATCCTGAAAGCCGCCATATCCAGGGTCTCGAAGTATTTATCCATCAGTCTTTCTCCTGGTGCGTGGTGCAGGTTTTTTGGCCAGCGCGTCTCTGATCTCGGTGAGCAGCCGCTCGATGCTGGCGAGGTAGTCGATCAGAACCTCTGCGTCGTCGCCCTCGACCTCTACAATAATTTTTTTGCTCACAATCCCTCCAGGGCTTTTTCTACGTTTTCGTTTGCTAGAAATGTTTCATGTGAAACAGTGATCAGATCCTCGCGCCCTAGTGCTTTCGCTTTGGCTTGTATTGCATCAAAGGATGCTTTACCGGCCATGAAGGCGCGGTGATCGTCACTGTACTCATAAAACCAATCGTGGTTGATAAGCATCTTTTTCAGACGCTCGGTTTCGTATTCTCGGTTATCCATGTCTCGCTCCTGAAATCTGGTTGTCTCTTCTCGGATGGCTCGCTTTATTGCTGTGGTATCAATAATTCCTTTTGGCTCGCTCGCGTATCTTGGGTTTCTTATTGGCTATGGCTCGCTTCGATTGCCTGGTTTTCTAACATACTGTGGCTCGCTCAAACCTTTTGGTTTTCTCGATGTCTTTGGCTCGCTCCTCCGCAGTGGTTTTCTCTTCCATGATGGCTCGCTTTCATTTCTAGGTTTTCTCTACGTCTTTGGCTCGCTGTATGTTTCTGGTGTTCTAACACCCTCTGGCTCGCTTTGTAAGGACGGGTTGATATGTCCTTCTGGCTCGCTTTCTCCTCCTGGGTTTCTAGCTAGTGATGGCTCGCTTTCCAACTCTGGTTCCCTATTTTTGCATGGCTCGCTTTTGAGTCTTGGTTTTCTTAATTCGTATGGCTCGCTTACAATCAATGGTTTGCTATTAGGTTCTGACCCGCTCGCGCATGATGGTTTGCTTTTCTCTTTTGGCTCGCTCTCCAACTTTGGTTGTCTATGCCCACATGGCTCGCTTAACTTCCTTGGTTTTCTCTGGACACCTGACTCGCTTACACCGCTTGGTTTTCTTGTCATTGCTGGCTCGCTTTATTGCTCTGGTTTTCTTAAAGTCAATGGCTCGCTTGTTTTTTGTGGTTTTCTGGTGAGCCATGGCTCGCTTTTGATTCCCGGTTTCCTTTGCCTTTCTGGCTCGCTTGTGGGTCTTGGTTTTCTTAACCCATACGGCTCGCTCTTTGTATATGGTTTTCTTAGCAAATATGGCTCGCTTTTTCCCTTTGGTTTTCTATCGACGCCTGGCTCGCTCACGCTCTCTGGTTTTCTTTCAAGTGTCGGCTCGCTCAACTATCATGGTTTTCCTAGTTAGTCTGGCTCGCTCAAGCTCTTTGGTTTTCTCCCGTGCTATGGCTCAAGCAACCTTGTGATTGATCCCAAGCTTGCCCTTAGAGTATTCGTCAGCAACTGGCAACCCTTCAAGCTTACGCCACGCGACATACAGATCCGTTAGGAATCTTTTCACGGTGTAGCGGATTGCCATGTTGTTGAGGTGTGCTTTGCTCTTTTCAGAGTGTGCAGGCATATGGGTGATGCGGTGCTTGTAATTGTCGTAGATGTCCCGGTACGGCCCTTTGGTTTTGACGAAGGACGATCCCAACACGCCGATCAGTTTGGTCTTGAGGAACGGGTTGAACGAAATACCTTTCTTAGTCTGTTCTTTACCATCCGCATCGACATAGGTTGAATCGACCAGGTGCTCTTTGATTCGAGAACGACCTTTGCCGCTGACCACATCGAGTCCTGCATATTTGTGCAGGGAGCCT